GTCTCCGGCGACCGGCTGCGGAAGGCCTACCAGCAGGCGCACCCGCGGGCGTGAGCCGCTACCCGGAGAGGAATCGCCCGGGGTCGACATAGCCGCCGTCCACCTTCACCGTGAAATGCAGGTGGCAACCAGTACCCCGTATAGCATGGTGTTTGTGAGTGCATCTGTCTCAGCCGCCGTCTACCTCCGCATCTCGGAGGACCCCCGCGCCACCGGACTGGCCAACGAGCGCCAGCGTGAGGACTGCCTGAGCATCCTCCAGTTCAAGGGCTGGACCCTCTATCAGGAGTACAGCGACACCGAGAGCGCCTCTGACCGGCGCAAGGTGCGGCCCGGCTACGACGCCATGTTGGCCGACTACGAGTCCGGGAAGTTCGAGGCCCTGATCTGCTGGGACCTCGACCGGTTGACACGCCAGCCCCGCCAGCTAGAGGACTGGATCGACGCCGCCTATGAGAAGGGCCTGCGTCTGGTGACCGCCAACGGCGATGCGGACCTCAGCACCGACGGCGGACGCCAGTACGCCCGGATCAAGGTGACCGTTGCCAAGGGCGAGATCGAGCGCAAGTCCCGCCGCCAGCGGGCGAAGTACGAGCAGGACGCGCAGCGCGGCGTGCACCACTGGACCGTGAGGCCGTTCGGCTACAACTTCGACGGCACGATCCGGCAGGACGAGGCCGACGCCATCCGGCAGGCCTACTCCGACACCCTGTCCGGCATGACCCGGGCCGAGGTCGCCCGCAGGTGGAACGCGCTGGGCCTCACCACGCCCGGGGTGCCCACCAGCCGCAAGAAGAAGGTCGAAGGCGGGTGGCGCAAGCCGCCGGTGCCGTGGACCGCAGCAGCCGTCCGGCTCCAGTTGGCCTCCCCGAGGAACGCGGGCCTGCGCACCTACAAGCCGGAAGGCTCCGACCCCAAGGCACCGCCGCAGATCGTCGGTTCGGGGACGTGGACACCCATCGTCACCCGGGAACTCTGGGACGACGTACAGGCCGTCCTGAAGGCATCCCCGCACCAGCGCCCAGGGGGCCGGGAGATCCGCACCCTGCTGGCCCGCATCGCCACCTGCGGCAAGTGCGGGGGTCCGATCATGGGCGGCACCCGGGACTACCGGGGACGGGACCGTTACGCCTGCCGGGCGGGCAAGTGCGTGGACGTGCTGCGGGACGAGACCGACGCCCACGTCTGGCAGGTCGTCACCGCCGAGCTTCTGCCCCACCGGCTGGAGGCGTGGAAGGGTGCCACCTCCGACGACGACCGGCGCGGCCACCTGCACGCCCGGCTAGCCGACATCGACAACCGGGAGGCCGAGTTGGGCTCGGCGTTCGGTGCCGGTGCCGTCACCATGGCTCAGGTCATGGCGGCGAACAAGCGGTTCGCCAAGGACCGCGAGGCCCTGCGCGCCGAACTCGCCACGCTGTTGCCGGTGCTGCCTCCGGTCGTCTGGACCGCCAACGCCAAGGGCGAGCCCTTCCCGTTCATCACCCACGCGGCGGACGGCGGGGACCTGACCCTGACCCAGCGCCGGGCGATGGTCTCCGAACTGGCCGAGGTGGTGATCTTCCCCGCCGCGAGCAAAGGCAGGCAGCCGGGTCCCTACGACCCGTCCACCCGGGTCAAGGTCACCGCAAGACCGGTTGACACACCCGCCGCGTAACGTCGCCCGTATGGGAGTGAGCAAGAGGAGGACGGTCCGGCAGCCACCGGCCCACGCCGTCGAGGCGGCGAAGCTGACCAAGTTCGTCCGCGAGCACCTGCCGCAGTGTCCCGCCGAGGATTGGGACGCGTTCCACGATCACTCCCCGAGCTACGGGGACCGGGTGTGCGTCGAGTGCTCGGAGCCGTGGCCGTGCTCGACCCTGCTGCGGTTCGTCTCGCGCTGGCCGAACGATCCCGGGTTCGATCCGGCGTGGCTGGTCAGCGCCGACTGAACAACCGCCTGCGTGCAGGCTTGGCCTCCAGCTTGGTGACCCGCTCGTCCATGGCGGCGGTCCACCCGCCCGACCACTCGACATGCGCCTGAAGGGTCTTCTCAATCCGGTCGAGTTGGTCCTTGGTCGTGGACCCGCCGTTGTTGGTGGTCAAGCTGGTTTCCGTCCGCTGTGCCGACTCCTTGGCCTTGCGCGAGTTCAGCCACCCGGCGAACCCGGGCCATACGATCACGGCGAGGATGAACACGACGACCACGCTTGCCTGTGGCCAGTTCACCACGGAGCCGATATCGACGTAGTCGCCTACGCCTTCGAGCGGGATCATGGGGCCCACTCCACGGTTGGGCGCAGGTCGATGGTCATGGTGCCTTGGTCGATGTTGAACGTCAGTTTGGTGATGGTGCCGGTGTGGGGGCCGATGGTGGCCCGCTGGCCGGGCTCCAGCCACCACACGGCGCGGCAGGTGGCGGTGAGTCGCCATGTGCGTGCGGCGTAGCTGGTGGCCCAGCTTTTGGCGACGGGGTCGGTTCCGGAGGTGAAGGCGGAGCCTTGGGCGCGGTAGTCGACGGAGATGGCGCGGGTGAGGGGTGCCCAGATCGCGCCGTCGCTGGCGGCGTAGGTGGCGACCTTCTGGACGGTGGAGCCGCCGGACTTGTAGCTGGCGGTGATGATCAGCTGCTCGGCGTAGTCGTCGGTGGAGCGGCGGCGTTTCCAGGTCTCGGTGATCGGGGTGAGCACGATGGGGGTGCCGGAGTCCCACCGGTCGGACAGGATCGTGTCGGAGGGCCGTCCGGTCTGGGTGGTGTCGCCGGAGAGGAAGCCGGAGGTGGCGCGTCCGCGCTGGTCGCCGCGCAGCCACTGTCCGAGTGCGTTGGCGCAGGCGATGTTGAAGTCGAGCAGGGTGTCGGTCTTGTCAAGCTGCTGCTGCCGGAACGAGGTGTAGCTGCTGGGTGCGGTGAGGCTGCCGAGGGTGACCGTCCGCATCCCGTACACCGGGGACCAGTCGGAGTGCCGGTCCACGATGGCGGCTTGTGCTTGGGCGAGGGTGGTGTAGGTGGAAGGCACAGTCCACGGCAGGGAGCTGCCGCCTTCGGAGACGGGCAGCGGCGGCACGTCGTTGATCCAGTCCCATGAGCAGGCGGCGATGTGCCCGGTGCCGTCGTGGCGGTCCTCGGCCTCGGCGATGGCCCCGTAGAAGATCCGGCTTTGCGCCAGATCGTCGTACCCGGTGGTGAGGGCCAGCGCGCCGTTGTCGTAGCTGGAAACGGCCCGAACGGCCATGGCGGCGGCTACCGCGGCGGTGGTGTCGGCCTCCAGCCGGGCAGTGGGCGAGCTGGTCTCATCGATGGTGAGGGTGATGTTCCACAGTGGGATCGTGACGCCGCCGTAGGTGGCGGTGTAGGTGGTCCGGCAGTGCTGGTTGAAAGCGCGAGCGTAGCTGGCGGCGGGCCACGGGGCCGGATCGATGGCGGACGGGGCGGCGGTCATCAGGGCACCTCCACTACTTCGACGGTGACCAGCCACTTGGCGCGGCGTCCGGGGAGGGCGCGCTCGGCTGCCATCCGCGTGGACCCGACCGCGACGTGCTTCAGCCCTGCGAGACCGGTGGGCAGGTCGGTGCTCCGGAGCACGCTCGCGGAGGCGTTCGCGGTGCCGACCCACGACGGGAGAAGGTCGGGGTCGGGTGAGTAGACGCCGTCGAAGTAGTCGTTCACGATTAGGCCGCGCTCGATGAGCGCGTCGCACATCCAGACCTGCTCTCCGCCGGTTGACACGCCGGACGCCGTGTTCGCTTCCTGCCGGAGAAGTCCCATGTTCGTGGCACCCGCGGGCACCGTGACCGTGACCGACGTCCTCACCCACGCCCCAGCGGCACCGGCGACCGTGTCGCCAGTGATCGGCGCACCGACCTGAACACCCGCCGCGTCGTAGAAGCCGACCGTCACCGCGGTGGTGAAGGCCACGCTGGCCTTGGAGTACGCCGAGAGCGTCCAGACCGAACCAGGGCTCACCGGCACACGCCCGGCCACTGTCCAGTCAGTCGACCCGGCGCTGTACGCCGACGCCAACGACGCGGACGGGGACGCGGCCTGCCGAACAAACTTCCGAGCACCAGTGCCGGACCTACGTCCTCCCACCGCGTCGTACGAGCCGACGTAGAGCGTCCCGTTGTTCGAGTACCAACCGACCGTCGAGACGGGGCAAGGGATGGTTGAGTAGTTGCGCCGCCGCTCGGTGTTGTTGCTGCCGGACAGGGTGACGGTCGTGGTCCCGGAGTAGATCGCGTCCAGGGCGAGTGCGGCGGCGAGGGTGTCGGCAAGATAGGTGATCTGACCCGACAGCAGGCCCGGGGTTCCGGACTGGATCACGGGAGCGGCCACGTTCGCCACACCGACCGCCTCCCGCCGGAGGTTGCGGGCCAGCGACGCCGCGATGACCTCAGCCGCCGCGATGAGCGACCCATTGCTGACCGTGCTCACGTCACGGCACCTCCTTCTCGACGCGCGTCTTGATGGTGATCGTCGGCGGCACGATGGACGCCGCCGCGCGGTTCACCTGCCGCTGAAGGTCGTCCTTGTCGATGCGGGTCTTGATCTGGACCTCGTTGGAGGACTTGTTGGCCTCATCCTGCGCGGCGTCGGCAGCCTTCTTGGCCTGCCCTGCGGCCAGATTCACGTCGATGGTGGTCGGCACGGTGACCGTGTTCTTCTCGGCCTCGGTCTGCGCTGCGGACGTGTCAACCGTGACCTTGGAGACCTTCGCTTCGAGTTCGAGCGCGGTCTCGATCTTGCTGGCCTTCTTGCCGCTCTTCCCGTACGCCTTGGCCAACTGCGCCTGCGTCTCGGTCGGAAGCTCCTCGAACCGCGCCAGCGCCTCGGGCGACAGCTTGGCGGACAGATCGACCGTCACGCCCTCGATCAGCTTTGCGTCCTTGGCCCGGGACTTGATCTCCTTCAGCCACGCGTCGAGATCGAGCGTGCCCTCCTTGGTGGCTTCCTTCTGTTGCTTGCGCCACTTCTCCCACGAGACCCCGGACGCCTTCACGAACGTTGACAGACCCTCGTCCGAGACGGACAGGTGCTCTGTCAGGGCATCGGAGAAGGTCCTCGCGGCGTCCTCGGCGCGCTTCTGGATCTCCGCCGAGTCGTCCACTGAGGAGTTGTATAGGTCGGTCAGCCGCTTTGCCCGGTCGAGTTGTCCGGCCTGCCCCTCCAACTCCTTCCGGAAGTCGCCCACGGCGGCGGCCTGCGCCAGCAGGGCGTCGTTCCCGTCGCCGTTCATGTCGATGGACTCGGCGTATGCCTTGTTTAGGGCGTTGATCTGGGCCTCAAGCTGCGCGATCACCCGCGCCTCGGCCTCCTTGTCGCCCTTCAGGGAGTTGGTCACGTCGTGCATGTCCAGCCCGTACTGCTGGGCCTTGGCAGACCATTCCTCCAGCCGGGTGCTGGGGCCGTTGTCGGCCTCCCAGAACTCGTACCACTCCTTGGTGTTGACGACCTCCAGAAGCTTCTCCTTCAGCTTCTCCGCCCAGTCCAAGGCCTGCGGGTTGCCCTTCACGTCGATCAGTTCGGCGGCAAGGTCGGCGGTCGCCTCGCGGGCCTCGTTCGCCTTCTCCGCCGCGTCGTCCAGCATGGTCTTCACCAAGCCGATACCGATGGCAGCAGCGGCTCCGGCAGCCATCCCGGCAGGCCCGAAGCCCACCAGGGCATTCGCCGCGACCTCCTGCACCAGGTCGAGGGCGTCGGTCACGTCGGAGAAGCTGGCGGCGGTCTCGCGGATGCTCTGCTGGCCCTCGTCGCGGAAGGTTTCGATCCCGTCCCCGGCCTTGCGCGCCCCGTCGGTGACATCGTCGCCCAGCTTCTTGCTGGTGGTCTTGGCCTCGGACTGGACCGCGTCGAACGCGTCTTTGAACGAGTGCTTCAGCTTGTCGGCGGCCTGCTCGGAGGACTGCCCGGTTTCCTTGCCGAGGGCGTCGAGGGTGTCGGCCACCTCCTCGATGGCCTGCCCCACGTCCTGAGTGCCCTTGATGACGCTGGAGACGTCCGCCACCAGCGACCACTTCATCGCCATGTCAGGACCCCTTCTCCCCGAGCGCCTGCATGTAGATCCGAATCACGCTCTGCGACCACAGCGCCGCCACCCGGGGCAGCACCGAGGCCAGCGCGGGATAGAGCACGTGGCCGGAGGCCTTGTACTGGGGCAGGCCCCGGCGGGTGTGCCGCCCGTAGGTCTTGCCCTTCTTGGACTTCATCTTCGAGAGCTTGTCGCCCTTGGCCCCGAACTCGTAGATCGGCCAGTTCGCGTCAGGAGTCAGCACCCCACGCCCGACCTTCTTCTTGGAGGACGCGGCCACGAGCACCGGCGGGTTACCGGCGTTCACGCGGGTGCCCGGGGTGAGGAGTTGCCCCTCCAGCCGACCGGCACCGGTCAGGTGCTGGCTCACCTCGGACTGCCACACCGGGTTGATGGTGGCCCGGGTGTCGGCGTTGATGACCTTCCGCATCTCCTTGGGCGCAGCGTGAAGAGCAAGGATGACCGCCCGCAGTTCTGCGGGGGCGTCCTTGGCGCTCAGCTTTATCACGGCGGGTCCTTGGTCGAGTACGGCTAGCGGGCGGGGCGGTGAGTGAGTGCCTGTCCCCGCCCGCTAGGTCTTGGGGGTCACACCCAAGCGGGCGTGCCGTCCACCGCCATGGGCGTGGTGAAGGTCAGCGGGTCGGCACCGACCGCACCGCCGATCTCGCCAGCGGCCAGCGTGACCGTGCAGGTGATGGTCCCGGCACCGGTCGCGAGGATCGCGGTCACGTCGGCCTTCTTCCCCTGATTGGCCAGCAGCCAGCGCAGCAGGCCAGCGGTGTCGAGGTCCTGAATGGCCCCGAACTGGGCCGTCCAGGTCGCGACGCCCTGGTCAGAGATCACGTTGCCGGACACGCCGGTCCACGACCCCGAAGGGGTGCTCGGCGTGAGCCGGATCTCGCTGATGTGCGGGGTGAAGTCGTCGGTGTCGGTTGCCCCCGACAGCTTGAACTTCACGTTGGCGGTCTTCAGCACGTACGGCTTCACGACCGGATGGTTCACGGTGGCCATGGTGGCTACTCCTCTTCGTTGTCAGGTTCGGGTTCGGCGTCCTCGACCAACTGGACGTTGGCCGAGATCGTGAGCTTGTAGCCGTGGTACGTGTCGGCCAGCACCAGCCGCTCGGCCTGATCCCACGTGGCCCACTCCAGCGGCTCCAGCACCTCCAGCACGTCCAGCAGCAGGGCGTCGAGGTCGTCCTCCACGGCGATGCCCTCAGAGGCCGTCAGGACCCACAAGTCCAAGGTCTCGGTGAACCACCCGAGGCCGAACGCGGGGACCTTGCGCTTGCTGACCGGAGCCAGCAGCACACAACCCGGCTTGCGGACGGTGTCGAGCACGCGACCGTGGACGATCTGCCACGCGGGCAGAGCGGCCTTCAGGGCCGCAGCGAGGGCGAGACGGGCGCTCATACCGACCGCCTCCCCCCGAAGTACGGGCGTCCCCGGTGGGGCCTCAGCGCGCCCTTGATCACCCGGGACATGGGGAACGTCGGCACGGTCATGCCGTCGTAGCCGATCTCGCCGTTCGTGTCGGTCACACCGGCCCGGACGAGGTCCCGAGCTTGGTAGATCTGCGCCAACGCGTAGTTGTCCGGGACCGGCTCACCGAGGGCCAGCACTGGCGCGAACGTCTCGCACTGAATCCGGGCCACGCTCAGGACGAACAACAGTTGGTCCTCCGGGATGTCCACCGACCCGGACCAGAACACGACAAGCCGAGGGTCGTCCGGGCTCGTGACCCAGACGCCCTCGAACTCGCCGGTTGCCATTTGCTCTAGCTCGCCTTCAGGTCAGGACGCGGTCGGGGCGTCGAAGGCCACCAGACCCTTGACGTTCTCGGTCAGGGTGTGGACGTAGCCGAAGAGGGCTTCGTCCACGCCTCCCTTGGCGATGGCCTCGGCCTCCACCCGGATGGGCGAGCCCGGAAGCTCGGACACCGTCACGGCGTTCTTGTGGCCCACCAGCACCTTGCCGACCCAGCCCCCCACCGTCAGCGCGTCGTCGGGGACCGGAACGAGCTTGAAATCCGACACCTGCCCCTCCTTCAGGCTGAGCGATGCGGACAGGTACGCCAGCACCTGCTCCTGCGGAACGTAGAACAGTTCCTCCCAGTAGCTGGCCGCGATCAGGGCGAAGGTCGGCATGACCTCCAGATCCGAGTTCAGGATCTTGAGAGCGCCCTTCACGACCATGGCCAACGCCTTGGGCACACCGGACGGCATGGCCGAGTTCAGCAGGTGGACGCGGCCACCGTTCGCCACGGTCGGGATGGCCTTGACCACGTCCCGGACGTAGCGGTCCGACTTCTTGGCGTAGGACTCGGTCATCGCGGCGAAGTACCGATCCCAGAACTCAGCGCTGCCGAAATCGCGGTAGATCCGGTCGATGTCGTGGCCGCCCGCGATCCGCTGGAGCACGCCGGTCGCGGCTTCGGTGTCGATGTCGTTGCTCGGGATGTCGGCCTTGTTGCCGGTGTACAGGTCGACCTCCGGACGCTTGCCGTCCTTCCACTGCCAACCGGTCACGGTCTGCGCGGTGAGGTCACTGTGGTTGAAGAGGGGGATGAACCGCCTCTCGTACGGCTGGCCGTCCCAGAGCTGGCCGACGTACTGCGGCTGCGTCGCCGCTGCCCAGTTGGCCGGGATGATGTCGGAGAGCGCGGCCTCCAACTGCTTGGGGGTCGTGAACGTCTCGCCGTTGGCGAAGCCCTTCGCCAGCGCGGCGAACAGGGCGTTCTTGTCGTGCTTGGGCTCGTTGACGGCCACAAGGGCCGGGTTCTGCACCTTGGCGGCAGTCATGGCGTTTCCTTCCGTGTCAACCGGCGCGGCGTCTTCCGCGTCGGTGGTCTTGATGTCGATCTCTTCCTCGGAGACGGTCACGTCCGAGACGTTCTCCAGGGCCTCTCCGTTGATGACGACGCGAGGCAGGTTGTCCGGCTCGGCCTCGCCCATGTCGGGGGCGTCGGGCTCCTCAGCGGCCACCAGCCGGGCGGACGGGAACGCGGGTTCCTCCACCTGAGAGCCGCCGGTCACGATGCCAGCGGTCAGCCGTCCGGCCCGGATGACCGGCTGGTCAACCTCCACCGAGAGGCCCGCACGCTTGCCTGTCTCGAACTCCTCCAGCGCGGCGTTACCCAGCGGGGTGTCGAGGTAGCGGACAGAGCACCGCAGGCCCTCGTCCTCCTCCTCCATCGAGACGAAGTCGGCCACCGGGAGCTTGTCCTTGTGCTCCAGCGTCAGCGGGTCGGGCCGCTCGGCCAGCCTCAGCGAGCCCTTGGACGCGGTGACCTTGCCCAGGCTGGTGAGTCCCGGCTCGGTGTAGGGCAGCAGCAGGCCCGTCTTCACGCGGGGGTCGGCGGTCGCCTCCAGCTTGGAGACGAACAGGGTTAGCTTCTTGGTCATGTTCTAGTCCTCGGTTCCCGGGTTGGTGCCGTGCTGCACGGTGTCAATGAGCCATTGCAGGTCGAACCTGACGTAGCAGCCCTCAGGCGTCACGTCGTCCTGTGACAACCTGTCCTCGATGGGCATGGCCCAGGCGGCGAGGCAGTAGTCCACCAGTTCGGCGCGCTTGCCTTCGGAGGTCGAGTAGGTCAAGCTCGCGGTCGCCTGCGAACCCTCCAGCAGCGCCGCCGGAAGGCCGAGCATGTTGCCCCAGTCCAACCTGTCGGCGTTGCGGCCTTCGGTGTAGAGGTCCGGCTCGATGGTGCCGAACGCCTCAGCCTTGTAGCCGAACGGCACGTACGCGGTAGAGGACTCCTGCCGGGCGGCGTCGAAGTCCAGCACGGTGTCCACAACCTCGCTCGGCGTGAGGTCCGAGTTGGCCTCGGTCTGAGAGAGCGTCACCAACGGGATGGGCGATTTGAGCCGCTGTTGCCATGCCTTGGCGAGGTCGCGGGACGCCTCCACGGACTCGCTGGCGAAGTAGAGCAGGCCCTGCCGAAGGCCCTCGAAGATGATCACCTCATCGGCCTGCGCCAGTTGGCCGTTCACGACCACACCGAGACTGTCGGGGTCCACGTGCCAGTACTCCGGAGGCACCCGGATGGCGTCCGTTATCTCGTTGGTTCCGGGGTCGCGCTCGGTGGCCCAGACGCTCATGCCGCCGAAGATCAAATCATCCAGACTCCAGACCGTCCGGCCACGCACCGGCAGGCCGGTCGCCGTGGACTGGAGCCACTTCGGCGTCGGAAGGCGTACGTCATCGTCCGGGTTGCCGGTGCCCGCGCTCTGGAACATCGCCAGCGGGAAGCGCCCCAAGGTCAACGCGACGAGGTCACGGCCCCTCACGATGGCGGGTACCCGCATGGCGTCTTCGCGGGTGACCTCGCGGGGCCGTAGGCCGGACAGTTCGGCGTAGGCGATCCTCTGGAGCACCCCGTCCGACCACGGCGAGGAGATCGGGACGCGGGGGTCGGTCATGGCAAACGCCGCCGCCTCACGCGACGGGAACAGCCGAGACCAGACGCCCACGGTCCCATGTTCAACCGGACGGTTGTATTTTCAGGCGGTCCGCAGGTGCACAACATTGGCCCGTGCGGACTTCGAGGCGGTGTGCACCGCCGCCTCATGCCGCGCCAGCCGCTCCAGCGCCTCAGCTCTGGAGTTGGAGAGCAGCCGGACGGACTCGCAACCGGGCTCCAGACACATGCCGAGGGCCACGTTCGCGTCCGCGTGCCCGGCGTCGATCCTGTATCTCATGCCGTCCGCGCCTGCCGCTCTGCGCGCCGCTGCTCCAACTCGGCCCGCGTGACCACCAGCCTGCCGCCCCGGGTGCGCTGGTCGGCCAGCCACAGCGCCTGTGTGGCGGCGAAGAGCACGCACGAGCCGGGCCGGTTCAGGAACATGCGCGCCCCACCAGCCGGACGCCACGCCGAGCACTCCACGGCCCGGGTCAGGTCCGGGTCGGAGTAGTGCACGACGTTCCGCTTCGAGATCTCCTTGTCGAGGCGTGCGTGCGAGCCGACCTGATCCTTGAACACCAGCACGCTGTTCCGGACCCGGTACGGCGGGCGGCTCATGGTGTCGGCAACCTCGATACAGGGCCCGATTGCGTCGTATCCGAACGGCTGCCGGTGCTCCTTCTGGAGCCGTGCAGCCTCCCGAGGCACCCAATCGAACCCAGGACCGAAGGCCAGAACCTCGAAGCTGGCCCGCCCTTGGGCGTCCCGCCACGCCGCGACGATGGCCGAGGACTCCCCGGCCTTGTCAACCGCCCACGAAACCCCGCAGTTCTCTGGCCTCTCGGGCACCGTGTCAACCGCGCAGGCCTCCCACGCGGCCACGTCCAGAGCCGTGACCCCGACATTAAGCGGCCACAAGCACAAGTACTCCCGCTGCCACTTCTCCAAGCCCATGTCCGGGAGGTTTCCGACGATGCGCTCGGCGGTCGTGAGGCCGGATGAGATCCCGGGGTGGACCGAGAACAGCAACTCCCAGTCAGCCACCGGGTTGTCCGGGTCGCTCATATCCAAGAACGAGCGGCGGTCCGAGATCTCGTAGACCACGCCGCCAACACCAGCGCGTCCAGCCCTCAGGTGCTCCAGCCGGTCCCAGAACATGCCCGAGCGCGAGACGGCGGGCGTCCCGGCCACGATGACCTGAGCCTGAGGCCGGGTATCGAGCGTCGGCAGGATGCCCGACAGGAGATCGTCCTCACCGTCCTTGGGTGGGGGCAGCGTCCCGGCCTCGTCCACGAACACAGCGTCGAAGGCTTCCTGACGGAAGGCGTCCGCCTTGGGTGGGAGCGCGAGCCACAAGCTCCCATTGGCGAACCGAATCCGGGTGTCTCCCATTCCGTGGATGCTGCTGCCGAGCCCCTGATCCTCGAACCCTGAGGCGGTGAGGGCGGCCTGCACCTCCATGAGCATTGAGCGCGCTTTCTGGCCGGTGCGCGCGGTGCTGGCGACCTTGTACCCCGGACGGGTCAGGCACCGGCCCAGCAACGTGGCGAGGATCGCGGTCGTCTTCGTGCTCCGCCGCGCAATCTCGATGACTGCCATGAAGTACAGCGGGACGGAGGTGATGGCCTCGCCCGTCTCGATGTTCACCAGCCCCGGAGCAGCAGCCCGGGACGCCTGAAGGACGTTGGCGATCTCCAGACCCTGCGGGAGGAGAGGACGCCTCAGCCAGCGCGCGCCCTCCTCGGCCTCGCTGATGTCGGTGTCCTCGGGCCAGGGCGAGAGGATCGCGGGCTCGGCCTTCACGTGTGACAGGTCCGGGATGGGTCCGAGGGAAAAATCGGTGCGGAAAGCGTGCGTGGGCTCCGCTCGCCCAGCCAAAAAACCGCCCTCAGAGCCGCGAGGTTCGTTTGCGCCAGCCTCTCCCGCCTTCGCCCTACTCCTGCCTACCCTCGCCCCCGTACGGCGCTCCTGTGCCCTCGCCCGGTTCGCTGCCTGCATCCGCTTTACCCCTGACTTCCCGCCTGCGGACTGGTTGCACTTGCGATGCGACGGCCACAGGTTCGACGGGTCGTCCGTGCCCCCGTCCTCCCGCGATACGACGTGGTCGGCGTCCCACTCCTGCCCCTCGCGGATCTCTCGACCGCACCGGAAGCACGGCCCGCCCTGCGCCACCAGGGGAGCACAGACCTCGCGGGCCTTCTTGGACCGCGCACCCGACCACCCCGACGCGCTCACCTCGGACGCGGCCCGAGGACCAGCGGGTTGAAGTCGGACCACTCCCGCCCGTCCCGGAGCCGGTACCTCAGCCCCGCGCCCTCGACGCGTACCGAACCCTCGGCCACGGTCAGCGGGTCCACGCCTGCCGCCCGGAGCATCGCCTCCTCACAGGACAGCGTGACCTTGCACTCAGCGGCCAGGTCTCCGAACAAGCTGTACTTGAATCCCATGTCCCAATCCTGCCCGATTCCAGCCCGTCCGCCGAGGGTTGATGGCACGGAATCTCTCACACTCACCCCCCTATAGAGGGGGGGTGATTCGTGAGTGTGCGCGTGATTAGCCGCGTGACCACGTGCGTGACCTCATATTGCCTTGTCACAGGCTCGCGCTCACGCCCTTCAGAAGTGCGTGACCACTCACGTGACGCAGGGGTGCGTGAGGGCCCGTGTGAGCAATCGTGACCCCCTCACAAGGGTGTATACGTGTCACCGTGACATTTAATATGCCTGTGTGCCGGTGTTTGTATCTCTATAACGGATTGATAACGGAACGTCACCATTCGGTTCACGCCCCCAAGGTCGGTGCTACCTTCCAAGGTAACGGTTCAAGTTGCCCACCAGAGCCAACCCACCAGCTAACCCGCCCGGTGCGGAATCGAGGGCAACCGATTCCCCGGGCGGGTTACTTATATCTCTAGGAGTTTCAATGTCTGAATCCACCGACCGCCACGAACTCGCCATGCAGGTTCTGCACGCCAAGCCCCAGCCGAAGGCGAAGCCGGACAAGTTCGCGGCTATCACGGCAGATAGCGAGTACAAGCGCCAGCAGCGCGAACAGCGCGAATACCTGAACGCCTGCACGCGCCGCGAACTGGAGCGCCGCACGCAGACCAAGGCCAAGAACTGGGAGCAGGCCGTCGCCGCCCTCACCAAGCCGGTTCGCGAGGCGGAGTGATGCTCGCCGCTCAGCTAGCTGGACTCGCCGCCGCTGTGTGGTGGCTCGTCGTGTTCGGTAGGGGTGCCCGGTGATGGCCGCAGAAGAGTTCAGCCTCGCAGACGACTACGAGGCACTCGGTGACAATCTCCTGAAGCCGGTCACGGACGAGGAGATAGCCGAACTGGTCAGGGTCGCGGAGCACGAGCGCGAGGTAGCCGACTTCACGGAGGCCATGCGGGCGTACATGCGTGACCAAGACACCGAAATCCTGCCTCTATGGTTCAGCCGACTGGCCCACGCTCGCGGCCACTGGGCAGACCCGAGGTCCGATCCCTACGTCCGCATGCTGCGCGAGCGCGAGGCGAAGCGGACGCTAGCCGCTGACTTGGAGGCTGAAGAGGCCTCAGGCCTGCTAGAGGGCGCGCTCCTCCAAGGCCTCACGTTCGCTTCCGGCGGCTCGTTCGTCCTCGACACCACCGCCGTACCCTCAGCGGTCTGGGGGTACGGAAACGAGGTCATCTGGGCCGAGGGTGAGTCCTTGATCATCGCCGGGGGTGAAGGGCTGGGCAAGACCACGCTTGCCCAACAGGCCGTCCTTGGCGGGACCGGGTGCACCAGCTACTCGACGCTGCTGGGGTACCCGATCATGGACATGGGCCGCGTGCTCTATCTGGCGATGGACCGGCCACGGCAGGCAGCCCGCAGCATGGCGCGCATGGTCACGGAGGCAGACCGCAAGCTGCTGGACGAGCGGCTGGCGGTCTGGCACGGCCCGCCGCCGGACGACTTCGCCACCAGCACCGGCACCCTGCTGCGGCTGGCCAAAGCGGCAGGGGCCAACACCGTGGTGGTGGACTCGATCAAGGACGCCGCCATCGGGCTGGCCAAGGACGAAGTCGGGGCGGGCTACAACCGTGCGCGCCAGCGGGCCATCGACGCAGGCATCCAGGTGCTGGAGCTCCACCACACCCGCAAGCCCGAGAAGGGCGTTCGGCCCGTCCTCGCGGACATCTACGGCTCGAAGTGGATCACCGCCGGGGCAGGGTCGGTGCTGCTGCTGGACGGCAGTGCTGGCGATCCCATCGTGACCTGCTATCACGTGAAGTTCCCGGCGGACGAGATCGGCCCCCTGACCTTGGTTCACGATCACCCCAAGGGCCGCACCGACGTGCACCTGACCGCCGATCTGGTCTCGCTGGCGTACACCTCCGGGGCGCTGTCCGCACAGGACGCGGCCAAGGCCCTTTACTCCACCTCTCTGCCCTCCCGGGCCCAGGTCGAAAAGGCCCGCCGCAAGCTGGACCAACTCACCGAGGGCACCAACCCGCAACTCGTCATCGACAAGACCACGACGCCGCACGTATGGCGGCTCAACAAGTAAGGAGAACGACCATGTCCATCGATCAGGACTTCGCGGAGTTCGGCCACCTGCTGGACGATCCCGAACCCGCAACGAACTACCTCGCCACCCTGAACGCCGCCGACTTCGATACCGCGTGCAAGCATCTCGACGGCATGGCACCCCTGACCCGCCCGGACCTCGTCGGGTTCTACGTCATCGAATGGGACGACCTGCCATGCCACAAGCACCGTGGCCAGTTCCGCTGGGGACGGGTCTCCGCCCACATCTACGGCCCGGTCTACCTCTTCGAGTGGATGGAGGGCGACGAGGTCACCTCGGAAGTCTTCGAGCCGTTGGACTTCTCAGCTTCCCTCAGTGCTGATCCGGTGCGCTTCTCGTTCTTCCGCACTCTCGGAGCCTGCCTAGAGCAGTTCGAGGGCTGGGAGACTCCCTGCAAGATCTGCCATCCCCAGCAGTGACCGCCACGCGCCCCTGACCGCTGAGTGATGGGCACCCTCGCCGCGTGCGCCGAGCAGGTCCTCTCGGGCGGGCCAGATCTCTGGTTCTCCGAGGACCCCATGGACCGCAGGCGCGCGGGCGACGTGTGCATGGACTGCCCGATGAAGATGACCTGTCCTGACCGGGTCCCCTACGTCCGCCCGTACGTGCTTCCTGCCATCCCCAAGCCGGTCAAGCCTCCGAAGCCGGTCAAGGTCCCGAAGCCGAAGCCGGTCAAGCCTCCCAAGCCGGTCAAGGTCCCGAAGCCGGTAGTGCTGCTGTGCCGGACGTGCGCTCAGGAGTTCCCGGCCCGGGGCGCACACCGGTATTGCGGCGAGGCGTGTAAGGCCGCTGCCGTTCGCGAACGGGGTAAGGCATGGAATCGCGAGCACTACACCCCGACCGGACGCAAGCCGGGCCGACCTCGGGTCTCGCTGGACGATCCCTGCCCCCAGGGCCACGTAGGAGAGCGCTACCGGGACAGGGCCGATGAGATCTGGTGCCGGGCCTGCAACCGTGAGCGCTGGCAGCGGTGGAAGGCCTCCGCCACGTCACCGGCCTAGCCGAGGTAGCGGGCAGCCCGTCGACAGGCCCGTGCTGCCCACCCGGCCCACCACCTCGCCACGATCGACGTGTTGTCCCGCCCTGACCCGGAACCCGGTGGCGTGCAGGTAGAGGGTGACCAGCCGATGCCCGCCGAGCGAGCCGTGGTCGAGCTCCAGGCGGTGCCCGGACCGGGAGTCGTAGCTGACCCGCGCCACCCGCCCCGGTGCCGCAGCCCGGATCGGGTCGCCGCAGCCGGCGTGCAGGTCGACCCCGTTGTGGAGCCGGACGATGTGCAGGATCGGGTGCATCCGCATGCCGAACGGTGACCCGACCGCGCCGGGCACCGGTCGGCTGAGCACCGCGGGCACCGCCGCGCCCGAACTCACGGCGTCATCGCGGAAGCGGGCCAGTTCCGCCACCCGCTCGGCGGCGTCGGCCGGCAGCAGCCGCAGCTGCGCCTCGTCCAGCAGGCTGAGTGGATCGAGGTACTGCTCGTCGCGCTTCAGCCCCCAGTGCAGGCAGCTCCCGCCCGGGCAGGCGTGACCCGGCAGGAGCAGTCCGATCACCTGCCCGGTGGCAACCGATGCGCCGACGGAGACGAGTGGCCGGACGGGCAGGTAGGTGGTGCGCAGATCCCCGTGCGACACCACCACCACGCCGCGTCCGGCCACCGTCCCGGCGAATACGACCCGGCCCGCCATCGCTGCCACCACCCCGGTGCCGACGGCACCGAGCAGGTCAACCCCTCGATGACCGGACAGCCACGGCTGGTCGGGCGGGTCGAAGCCACGCACCACCGGCCCGGCCAGGGGCAGCACCGCCTGCCCAGCGGCGGTGGCCGGCCCGGCCCCTCCGAGCAGGAGACTGCCTGCCAGCAGTAGCGTGAGCAGCGCCCGTGTCTTCGCCATACCTTCACCTTCGGCAACGGCCCGGGAATCCGGTCAGCCGATCCGGCGGCCTGTGGACAACCACAGGGCTGTGGACAACTCCGCCGGTTGGCGGCGAGGGCCACCGGCCGCGTAGAATGCCCGCAGCGTCCCGGCGGATCCGGGGCGACTTCGCACGCAGTCCCACCGCCGTACGGCGGGCCGGGCCCGTGGTCCCAGCGATGGGTGGGTGCCGGCGGCTGTGTCAGGCGGACCGAAAAGCTCGGTCCGGACAACCCAAGCGGGGTATGGCCGCGTCCGGCCCCGTGCAGAGAGGAACGGCCATGGCCGTCGTCACCACGCGCCAGCTGCTCGACAGCGGCGTCCACTTCGGGCACCAGACCCGCCGGTGGAACCCGAAGATGAAGAAGTTCAT